GTATGATATAAAACTAAATCTGAACCAGTACCAACATTAATCTTAGAATTATCAGCAACGTGTATAAAGTCTGATGATATCGTTACACCAGTACCAACCGTTACAATGCCTGAATTTACCTTTATATTGCCAGCACTGACGTTGATACCTCCCTGGGCAGTTATGAGTCCTACCGAATCTATATTAGTTACATCGTCGTAAGTCAGAGTTCCTGCAATGGAAACCGCAGCAGTAAAGGTAGAAATTCCAGATGAGACCAATCCTTCTGAGAAATTCGGCGCACTTCCTGTTCTACTCTTTATAGTGGTTACATTAATCTGAGACATCGCGCTTCTACACTTTTTAGATATTTATAAAGATATTTATGTCATTAAAAGCATACTATTTCTTAACTGTTTTATACATGTAATCATTGTTAGCAAAGTCAGCTTTGCCAAATAACCTTTCAGCAGTCTTATCAGCATTCAGATAGTATTTATCTGCCATCTCATCCAAAAATTCTTCCAAATCATTGGCATGAGGAAGATCATTATTTGCAATTCTCTCTGTTGTAAATTGGAGATATCCTGATACTTCAGTAAGACAGACTTGCGGATGAACTCCGTATTGCTGACAATATTCAATAGTAGAAGTTGAAGCTCTACCACCATCAAGAAGATTACGATACATCAATTCAAATCCACGACGCACATGATGTTTCTTTTCTTCCTTCTCAAATGCCTGTTCATCCCAATCTGTAATCCCATTCTTTTCTTTAATATTATTATATGCATCAATTAAAGTAGCAATATCCTTAAAAGAACCATTAATCTTACTTTCCATCGTTACAATATTAACACACTTCTGACGATACTTTGCCTGTGATACAGTATCCTCAGAGTCTTGCAACTTCTCTATTTCTTTTAAAACTCTCGCATGTTTAACTTGTGCCTCTACAAGTGCTCCCTTTCTTTTCTCCACCTCTGCCATAATCTGACGCATCATACGATAAGGGGACTGACCCGTCATCATAGTCAGAGTCATCATTGATAATGTGGTTTGACTATTATTACGATCAAATGCTCTAGTCTTTTCATCCAATTCAGGAAGAAATCTATTTACCTTCTCAACTGCATGGGCATTAACATTATTAGTTTGAACAAGAAATCCAGTAGTTTCTGTGATGATATTATTATCAACCTCTTGTTTTACAATTTTAGAATCAGACATAATTTTAACTCAAACGACTTATAGGAAGATAGGTAAGAGACTCAACACTACCAAGATCATTACTACTCCAAGTATTGAAAGACAAACTAATCCTTTCTTCATCAGATTGATTTGCTGGTACACTATGAGATAAGTTACTAGGGAATAATATCAACTCTCCTTTATTCAAAGGTAACAAAAATGTTGCACTATTAAAAGTATTAAATTTTGATACATTTAATGAGACATCTCTTTGTATCGGAGTTTGAAATTGAATAGGAGGTAATTTATCATGTATTACAGGATACCACACTCCACTCACTAGACTATTAGGATGTGCATGTTGATGATGCGACTCACCTTTTGCTGTCTTATTTACCCATGATTGAGTAATCATCAATTTATCTGATGATCCTAGAATCTCCTTAACATACTTAATAATCTTTATATCAATAAACTTACGAATCTTTTTTAATTCTGGTTTATCAAGCAAAAATGTATCGTCTGATTGACGGTTATGATGAGATGCTTTCCAATCTATTTCTTTTTTTATCCCACCACCATTAAGTCTATTGCATTCTAACTTTCTAATCCATTCTAATTCCTTAGAATAATCAGATGGATAATTTGCAATTAGAATAGGAGTAGGAAATAATTGTAAAAGTTCATCCTTTTTATACATTTTTTATTTTCATTATAAAGTCAATTTATCCATACGTCAATAGATCTAATCCCCTGAAATACCATTACTAACATAACGACGATTAGTTTGTATATCACCAAAATCAACTGCATTTCCTGGTGTTTCAATATTTACATAATCACAAGTATTAGTATTACTACCACTCAAGAGACCACCCATCCATACAATACGGGCATCATTGTTACACGCACCAATAGCATTACGCGCTCCTGTTAGATCACCAAAATCTGTTGCATTACCAGGAGTTGCTATCGTTATATATTCTATTACGTTAGAAGCAGCACCAGCATCACCTCCACCTATTACTCCACGAGTTGCATTACCCCCAGTTCCCACTTCATGTTTAGATTCGGTTAGATCACCAAAATCTGTTCCGTTTCCAGCAGTATCTATTTCTATATACTCCAGAACATTAGAGTTAGGACTTCCAGATTGAGCAGTTCCTCCACAAATAACCATACGATAACCACTACTTAATCCACCACATCTTCTCCTATCCGTGTCCACATTACCAAAATCAGTGGCATTTCCTGTAGTTGCAATAGTAACATAATCTATCCTATCTGTAAGATTAGAACCATCTGAACCAGCAGCCCATACACCTCTATCAGCTTTACCACCCGCCGCTGCTGCCAGCTCAAGTCTAGACTGGGATAAATCACCAAAATCACTGAAGTTTCCTAGAGTTGCTATAGTTATATACTGGATTTCATTAGTAGTAGAAGGATTTTGCCCTCCTCCATAACATCCACGACTAGCCTTTGCCAGACCTCCACCACCAGCACATCCTGCACCATATCCAGTAGCAGCAGTCATATCACCAAAGTCAGTAGCATTTCCAGGCTGTGTTATATTAATATAACCTACTACATTAACAAAAGGATCTGCACCACCAGCAGAAATTCCACGATCTCCATAATATTTGGTAACCTCTGCTACTCGTAAAGGACCAGTCCCAGTATATGGATCCTCGAAAGAAGATTTAGTATTGTAAGTTCTAAGTCCCATCTTTAACCATCCCCCGAAATAGCTTCACCATATGCTCTAGCAGTATTCATATCACCAAAATCGGTGGCATTTCCTGGAGTTGCAATGGTCACATAATCTATAGTATTAATATAAGTAGGTGTAAGAGTAGGAGCCTGAAAACCACCACTAAATACTCCTCTTGAACCATTAGAAGTTCCAAAGGAACCTTCCTTATCAAAGTTCAAATCACCAAAATCCGTTGCATTTCCTGCATTTGCAATGGTAACATAACCAATTACATTATAAAATGATGGGGATGCAGGAGCAGCACCTCCAGCAAATACTCCACGAGTTGGTGATGAACATGCACCAAAACCATAAGGAGTGTTAGTTAAATCTCCAAAATCTACTGCATTTCCTGTTGTAGCAATAGTAACATAATCTATAGTATTGTTTGTACCAACTGGTGATGGAGCAATACCCCCACCAGTCAGTCCTCTAGTTTCATTAGCACATCCTGCAACTGCATGACGCAATAATGTATTATCACCAAAGTCTGTTGCATCTCCTAGGGTTCCAATAGTTACATAATCCATGGTATTGATATACCCAGCACTTGGTTGATTCTGTCCAGTAGACCAGATTCCTCTTGAACCATCAGAAAATGAAGTACTATAGTTAAATTTAACTGTTAAATCACCAAAATCAGCAGCATCACCTGTAGTTGCAATAGTTATGTAATCAATAGTTTTTACCGCCCCAGCATCATTACTTGAAGTACCACTACCAAATAATCCTCTTTTACTATCAGAACATCCTGAACAAGTAAGTCTAGCCTGAGTTAAATCACCAAAATCTGATGCATTACCTGTCGTTGCTAAAGACCTATAATCTATACTATCCAATTGACTACCATTACCTGATGCTCCTCCACCCCAGATTCCACGATCTCCATACCAAATCATAATACGATCTGCAGCTTCTAATCCAGTTTGTTTCCAAACTGCCTTATATTTTACCTTTGAATTTCCTAAAGATTTTATTCCCATTATGCATCCCCCGAACATGAAGCAGGACCACTACGAGTCTGAGTTAAATCACCAAAGTCAGTTGCATTTCCTGGAGTTGCAATGGTTACATATTGTATTATGTTAATTTTTGAACTTCCATTATGTCCACCACCACTTACACCTCTTTCTCCATTAGCACAACATGCATTTCTCTCAGTGTCTCCTGTAGTATCACCAAAATCAGTAGCATTACCCGTAGTTGCTATCGTTACGTAATCAATTACATTTGTGCTGCTTGCATCATCATTACCACCCATCCATATTCCACGAGTTCTACTAGAACATGCACCAAACTGATATCGTGCATCTGACAGGTCACCAAAATCTGTGGCATTACCTGTACTTGCAATGGTTATATAACCTATTACATTAGTAGAAGTAGGAGCCTGATAACCTCCACCAAAAACTCCACGACTCCCATCAGAAGTTCCCGCTACATCTTTTTTAGCAGCCTGTAAATCACCAAAGTCTGTTGCATTACCAGTAGTTGCTATCGTTATATAATCAATCGCATTAGTAGTACTAGGTGTTCCACCCCCACCAAAACATCCACGGACATTACTCGAACATGAAGCAGGACCCTCTGCAGTATTATTGAGATCACCAAAATCAAATGCGTTTCCTAGTGTTGGAATAGTTATATAATCAATCACATTAAGTTTAGGTCCACTATCACCACCTGCAATTACCCCACGCTGACCATTGGAAACCGCAGCAGGATACTGACGAGCATCTGACAGGTCACCAAAATCACTGGCATTACCTGTAGTTAGTATTGAAATATAATCTATAGTAAGCTCATAAGGACCACCATTTGAACCACCAGCCCATATACCACGATCTCCACCCCAATTATACAGAGTGCCTTGCAAAGTACCCGATTCCGCGAAGTAATTATAATAACTGTCCTTACTGTTCAGTGATTTAATTGGCATATTAAACCCCTATCAGAATGTTATATCTGTATCGCCATTTACGATAAAATTAACCATTGATCCAATACCTGCACCACCTACATCAGGAGCTGTAATTTCCCCAGTAATGGAATCATTGGGAGTTAATACAATAGGATAATTTGTTTCAAAGAAACTTGTTTCGTTAGGTGCTAAATCAATTCTTAAAATTCTCTGCGATGTAATACCAAACCCTGTTTGAACTGGAGTATGATTAGGATTAACATACAAGGAACATCTACAAGTTCCTGTACCAGTGTTATGCATAATAACGCTTCTGATATAAGAAGTAGAAGCAATTCCCACTGGAATAGGAGTTACTCCCGCAGTAAAAATACCAACAGTATTAATACCTGTAATGGAAGTAATGCCTATCAATTGTGTTCTTTGAAGCGTCATGATTTCTTTTTTTAGTTATTTAGTTAAAAAGCATTGCATCTAATTCAGTAAATCCAGCAGGTAATCCTGTTAAATTTGAACCATCACCAGAAAAAGCATTAGCAGTTACAGTTCCACCAAAACTTCCTGAATCCGCAGTAACAATACCACTTGATACCACATCCCCAACACTAGTGATTCCAGAAACTTCCAATCTACCACCGACAGAAGCACCTGCACCCACAAATAATACACCACCCGTAGTTGTTATACCACCAGAACTTGCCAGAGTAGTGATGCCTGTAACACTCAGACCATCAGGAAACCTATTGGCATTATCATTAGGTCCTTCTATGCTTTGTACAACTAACTTACTCATTAGAGATCTCCGATTTGTAGTACATCAAGAACCAGGGTCTTACCAGCACCCACTGTAACCGCAACACCAGAAGCAATAGTCGTTGAAGGGAAAATTGAAACAACATAAGAACTGTTACCACCAGCTTTAGAAGTACCAATCATCATATTCTCGGTTACATCAACTGAATTACCAATATAACTGAATGGAGATGCAGTACTACCATCCGCATAATTAATAGCAGTTCCTAAACCACCACCACTTCCACTACCAGAAATGCTAATATCCACTCTATTAGCAGAAGCATCATAAGCAAATGTGTTACCGCTTCCCACAAAATTCAGTGTTGTAACGCCAGCACCAATCTGAGTTCCACCCGATTGAATACCAACCGCACCTATCATTCTTGTGCTGACACCAACTATATCACCAGTAACCGTTAAATTACCATTAATGGTTTGATCGGATGAATCAGAATTAATAGCATCAGCAATATTAAATGAATCAAAAATCTGAAAATTAATTACATCATCGGCAGTTGCAGCAGAAAGTAAAGTGACTGTTGCCCCATCACTTGCCGTGTAATCTTTACCAGTTACCAATCGAACACCATTACGATATACACCTATCTCATTAATTCTATAACCGCCTTGGACAGTAAACTGGGTCTGTCCCGCAGTCGCTGTTACTGAAATATCCTTTCTAGCAACATTAGCGGTTAAATCTAGCGGTCTTCCTATCGGCATCGCAATACTTTTTTAGTTATTTATATTATATCCACTCACCATTACTTTCTTTGAGGAAGAATAGTTAGCACCATGGTCAATATTCGCAGGATACATAAGAAGTTTACCTTTTTCTGGTTGAACTTCCACTCTTTCACCATCAATCATCAAAAATGTTTCTCCATCCTCACAATCATTCAGATATAATAAAGAAGTATAATATTCTGCATGGGCATGATTATGCGTTAATAATACACCTCCACCTTCATAATCTAACATATGAAGATAATGATACATTAAAGATTTGGATGAAACTCCCTCTACCTTCTTCTTAATCACATTTAAGTGAGCATAAAATTCTTTGTCAGCAAAAGGTAGTAAATTCACAGTGCCAAAAAATCCACCTCTCATTGTCCTAACTCTTTCATAAAATTCAGATTCAGGACGTGACTTATAATACCGCAATTTATCTATAAAGAAATCACAAATATCATCATCAATATAATCAATATGCATTAATTAGTTCTATATCTAATAATAACAATACCAGAACCACCAGAACCACCAGGCTGTCCACCAGAAGGATTTGGATAAGGTGATTGTACGGCTCCACCGCCTCCACCACCACCAGTGTTAGCACTTCCACTACCACCAGTCCATGTCGCTGTGGGTGGGCCTCCTGCTCCATCTCCACCACCACCTTCACCACCTTCTCCTGCGGTATTTGATGGTTGGTTTGCACATCCACCGCCGCCACCACCAGCATAGTAAACAGCACTATTATCAAAAATTGCTATTGGAGAACCCTCTCCACCATCACCACCATGGCTAGGACTATTATCTTCACCTGCTTCTCCAGCACCACCTCCTCCATTACCAGTTCCACCTCCTCCATTACCACCATTATTTCCTTGAGGAGGGCTTACAGGAGGAGCATTTCCTTCACCAGCAGTTGATGGAGGACCTCCCGGACCAGCACCACCACCAGAACCACCAGGTTCTCCTGGGTATGTCGTTCCTCCATTATCTTTATATCTACCTGCTCCACCTCCACCAGTGGATGTTATAGTACTAAAGCTAGAAGGATTACCTTGAGATCCTCCTTGAGCATTAGGACCTGATCCACCACCACCGCCAGACCCAACACTAATAGGATAAGATCCAGGAGATGCAGATACTGTTAGAGGATCACCAGCTAATGGATGACCTTCTAAATTGGTTCTAAAACCGCCACCACCACCGCCACTACCAGCACTGGTCCATGGAGCATGTGGGTTAACACCACCTCCACCACCTCCACCGCCGCCACCAGCGACGACGAGATACTGAACTTCTCCTGTTCCAGTTACCTCACTTACACTAAAAGTTCCTGGTCCAGTAAATTTATGCGCGGTCCATGCAACTCCACCAGGATCAGTATAAGGATTAGTAGTTCCTCCAGTAGCAGATATTCCTGAATTCAAATCTACACCACCTTGAGTCAAACTCGTGGCACCTCCACCAAGTCCTATCATACCAGGAAGTGGTTTCTCTTTCTTAAACCAAGAATTATTAAGCATCAATTAACCTCCCTTACGAAGTCTTAACTTGATTAGCAACTGCTACATAAGTAGCATTTCCCGTCTTGAGTATATTAAATGCATAAGTATCAACGCCACTTGATCCACCATCAGTTGGAGCACTACCTCCTACCCAATGAGTGGTAACACCAGCAGATGCTTCTACACCATCAATTCTAATTTGATCTACAAAATGAGATGAGCTACCTGCTACTGTAATAACAGTAAGAGTCATTGCATCCCCTATTGCCATATCAGTATTAATTCCTGCAGTTGATATAACATTCAACTTAACATTTGCACCACCAACTGCTGATGAACGGTAATGAACCATTCCACTGCTACAATTAATAACTTTATCAGAGTTTAAGGCAGTTCCTGAAGTGGCAAAATGCTCTCTCATAAGACCACCACCTTCTAGTCTTATGCCTCCATATACACTGGCACCTGTACTAATCGTCTCAATCTTAGCACTATTATCATAGTATATTTTCGCTGCTCCATCATTTGCAAAGGTAGCATAAGTTTCATCCTCATCCTTATTCATAAGACGAAGATCATCACCCGCTACTCTTAATTGACTAGTAGCATTATTAATTACAGAATTAGTACCGTTATGCTGTATTGTTAAATCAGAGGCAATACCTAATTGTATTTTCTTATTATCACCTAGATGTATAAAGTCTGAGGATATCGTTACACCAGCACCAACAGTTACAATACCTGCATTTACTTTTACATTACCACCACTTACATTAATGCCTCCTTGGGCAGTTACCATCCCAACCGAATCAATGTTTGTAACATCATCATAGGTAAGAGTTCCACCGATAGTTACGTTATTACTGAATGTGGAAATTCCTGAGGAAACCAACCCTTCTGAAAAAGTAGGTGCGCCCCCAACTCGGCTCTTTATGGTAGTTACATTAATCTGAGACATTGCGCTTCTACACTTTTTAGATATTTATAAAGATATTTATGTCATCAGAAATGATTACACCATCCAGTTGCTATGTATTTAATCTGCGTAGGTGAGGGAATACCACGATGAACATGAGTGAAATATGCTGGCCAAATATAAAGATCTCCTACTCTTGCTTTTAAGGTTATATCTTGATGTGAAAAATATGTCCCTCCCTTATCAGTAACATCATTTAAATAAACCATCCATGCCAAAATTCTCTTGTTGGCAGGTTCATCTTCCACAGCATATTCGCAATGATCAACCAAATATCCTCCCATTGGTGGATATTTTTGTATATTTGCAACAGGATAAACCTCCCAATATTTTAATCCATCTACATAAGGGTATCTCTTTACAAATTCCCGTATATTTTTTCCTAATATTGTCCTCAACGTAACCATCAAAGGATTTTCATCCGAATAAATCTTAATTCCTAAGTCTAAACTATTTTTAATCTTTCTATCTACCCTCTTCCCATAAAAATCTGATTGAATCCCCGTTCCAACCTCCTCATGCTCAAAAAAATCTATTAACTGATTGCAATAAAATTTAGAAAAAGCATTCTTCTTTTGGTAGATAAGAGTTGATTTCTTCATAGTATAATTTGCTTCTCAGGAAAATAAAGATAATCAATATCACTCTTATTTAATGTATTAATCGCATCTTCCACTGTCTCCACAATAGTATCACCTGCAAGATTAAAAGAAGTATTAAGCAATAAAGGAACACCAGTCAATTTATAAAACTCATAAATTAACTGATAGAAATTCTTATTAAATGGTTTTTTCAAGGTCTGAATTCTACATGTATTATCTACATGACAAATAGCAGGAACTTTATCCGACAACACATCAAAATTATACAACATATAAGGAGACTCATCAATAAAACTCATATCAAACCACTTCTTAGCATGTTCATATAATACAGTTGCTGCCAATGGACGATAATCTTCTCTTCCCTTTAAGGTATTAATCTTATTTCTTCCATCAGGATCTCTAGGATCATATAAGATAGAACGATTACCCAATGCACGAGGTCCACATTCAGATCTGCTCTGAAATATAGAAACAACTTTTCCTTCTGATAATAGTTGTGATATTTCCTTAAAAGTGGTTTTCTCTCCTTCAACATCTATCTCTCTCTTTACTCCATTATAAACAGTTTTAAGAGGATTAATTCTTCTACTCTTAGTCTCATCATACCAACATAGTTTTGCTAATCCAACTGCAACCCCACTATCTCCACATATAGGTTCAATAAAAATTTTAATATCTTTAGGTAAATTTTTTCTAATATAACTGTTTGATACACAATTCAAGAAATATCCCCCAGATAGACAGACATTATTACATCCAGATAGTTCTACCGCCTGAACCACCAGTCTCCTTACATATTCCTGACTATACTTTTGTAACCACTTACAAAAATCTGCTTTCTCTTCAAATGTATTAAATTCTGGTTTTAAAGTAACTTCTCTAATATCATTCTCAGCAATCTCAAAGATAGAAGTATCATAATCTACATCATTAGAAGAATATGCTGACATTGCCATCAACTTTCCTGCATCATACCAATTCATTCCCCATGCCGTACATGTTTTCTGAAACATGAGTGCAGGACTTATCCTCTTTAAAGGACGAGTCTTTCCCTCTTCTAAAATAATAGAATTATCAAAGGGGACTGAAACATAACGATAAACCAGATCAATCTTAAGAGGATAAGTTAATTTATAAATGCTAATAGATTCTCTACCATAAGTTCCCTCTTTAAAACGAGAATCATCTAAAGAAACTTCAGATCCCATCCCATCAACTATCACACATACAGCTTCCTTAAATCCAGAATCATAAAAAGAATGAGCTGCATGATAAACATGATGAGTAGAATCTAAATCCATTCCCGCATGTGGAGCATTCTCTAAATCCCCAAATTCTTCCATGCACTGATTGGACATCTTATCATGTTTAACATGAGAAAACCTTTCTGATTCCAATAATAATTCCAAATTCCCATCTTTGACTAAAGCAATAGATGCATCATGGTATGTACTAAGAGATACTTTATCAGTCATTCTTTCATTTGTCCTTCATCAATCATAAAATTTATAACGCATCTCCTATATCCATCGGGACATTTTCCAGCAGAATGATATCTCCTCGAATCAAAAAGAATAGCACGACCCTTCTTTGTTTCTCCTTTATATTTTAAAGTAAACTTTGTAGGATAAGGTTTATCATACATTTCCTTACCAATTAAGGTATAAGAATTAGGAACTGTATTTACAAAATAAACCATCGACCAACACCTTTGCAAAGCATCAGTATGAGGCATAACAATCTTCCTAGTCTTAGGATGATGCGTATTTAAATTTATCTTTGCTCTAAAAATTTTATAATCATCATCACCAAAAAATTCCTTAAAAGAAGGACGAAATAAACTAACTAACTCTTCACTTCTTTCAGATTGATTTTCATAATTATAGACTAATTGATGAACAAACTGATGATGGTCATAAGTATTTCTATTGAGTACTGTATTACAAGATCTCTTCTCTCCATTACTAGTATCATTATAAAAATAAGGAAACTGATTGCTCAATAAAAGTTTTTCAACAGAATCTTGATTCTGTTCAGGTATAAAATCATCTATTATATAATATCCACCAGGATCGTAAAACATATACCATTTTTCTCAAGTATAACAAAATTATTTTATAATGTCAATATTTACCTCATTGTTATTGCCCATCCAACTGTCTTGGGATTACCTGTATCTGCTTGATATGCAGCCTCATTCCACATATATTGCTTGCCATCAGCATCTTGTATTGTTGTAATTCCTGGCTGTGTTATAGGAGGACTATACACTCCCGTAGTTGTGTTTAAAGTCCACGAAGTTGAAGCAACACCATTAACATCGACGGGATGTTGCTCCCTCCAAATATTATTATCACGATCATAAACTCTAGCCACTCTACCTACCGTAGATCCTAACTGATAATCAAGCCATTGGCCACCATGAGGACTTAAAACTTCAACTTCACTCAAAGTATCAGTCTCTAAAATCTCAACCACAACTCCCTTCAAATTAATTTTGGAATACTTTGCCATGAGATTTCCTTATACAGTGTACCTAACCACAACAAGGCCTGCACCACCGCCAGCACCATATTCAAAATTACTATTATTAACTGGAGTTCCAGCACCACCACCTCCACCACTACCATTAGTTGCTCCAGCTACAGCAGCAGTATTCTTATTAGCTCCTGCACCCGCACCAGAAGGACCAGGAACTACAGGGTTGTCAGAAGGATGTGCGCGACCTCCACTACCACCACCACTATAATAACCACTATGGGGGTTAATACCAGGATAACCTATTAAAGGAGCATCCCATCCAGCTGGTCCAAGATCGACACCAGCACCACCTTGGCCAGGTCCACCACTAGATCCATCAGAACCCTCTCCACCAGCACCGCCACCACCAGCACCCGTGAAAGGAGGAGATCCAGGAGTTGCACCACCATCATAACCATAATTAGTTACAGTTCCATCATGAGGATTATTCTGAGCAGGTTGAAGACCTTCTACAGCAGCAGATGTAGTAGCACCACCAGAACCCTGACCACCACCAGATCCGCCACAATCAGCATTACCAGCATTAGGTCCTGATCCTCCACCACCGCCACCTAATGCAGTTACTTTAATAGTAGTTGGAGAAGTTGCACCAAAAACAGAATCTGTACCCTTATCCCCTTGCTGTCCACCAAAGGGAGCACTTTTAACAGCACATGGAGGTGTAGAATTAGTGGTTCCTGCACCACCGCCTCCTCCGCCACCACCGCAGGTAATATTATAAGTTCCTGGACCTAGAGATAAAGCAGTAACTAAGGCAACTCCACCGCCGCCGCCTCCACCGCCGCCGTCAGAACCACCATTATTATTAGATCCTCCACCACCGCCAGCACCTACAGCAAGAACCTCAACGGCTTGTTGACCTGAAGAAACTACAAAACTACCAGAAGTCGTAAATGTATGATACTTATATCCATTTCCAGGTGCCAATCCATTTTGCTGATTTCCACCACTTGCTGAGAAAGGTGCATTTAATGTATCTCTCGTCATCAAATAATAATTATCATCCAAAGAAAACTGTCCACCAGTAGCACCGTCTGTAACGGCAGTTCCAATACGATTTCCAATAAATCCTCTTGCCATTTTCAGTTCCTCCTATTAATCATCAGTTAGTTCTTCATAAGAAATAACAATCTCTAAATCACTATTAGCACTTGCTCCACCTCGAATAGAATGATTCTCTTCCAAATAGATTGGTGAATTTTTACCCAATACAATAAGAGTGGTATCAGCAGGAACAGCAACAGTTTTTGCTAAATGCCTATCTGCACTTCCATTATACCAAGATACCGTTACATCTGCAGAGTTAGTCCCGTCTACATTTGCTACAATAATCGAATTAACCTTATAGACCTTACCTGAAGAAGAACCGTTTGCTAACAACGATGTGGTAGTCGTGGTATCCAATGCAGCACCAGTAGTTTTCCCAGTGATAGTTGTTACATTTACTAAATTTGGGGCAGCCATGTCTTAAAAATCTCCGTAGTTTTATTTATCCAAATATCATTGCCATTGCAACGGCTTTACCCATTGTTGCCATACTCTTAGTTCCCTCTTTAAGGGATGTAGCAGTCAAAACTCCAACAACTCTTGCATCACCATGAACGAAAAGACTAGTACCAGAAGTACCAACAGGACCCACAGTTAGATCAGCTACAGGGTTAGTAGTTCCAACTCCAACCGATGATAATGTATTAATACCAGCAGCAGTTTTACTCCATAAGTCAACTTGTCCTGGAAGTCCAGTTAGATTAGATCCATCACCATAAATCTGATAGGCAGTAAGAATACCAACGTTTGTTATTGAAGTATTATTAACTCTTGCAATTGAATCAGGTCTTGTAGTACCAATACCAACAGATACTGTAGTATTGATTCCTGCAGCAGTCTTTATCCAAAAATCTGCTTGTCCTGGAAGTCCTGTTAGTCCCGAACCAGATCCACTAAATGTGGTAGCAGTTACTGTCCCCTCAACATCTAATTTTGACTCAGGGATTTGACTTCCAATACCAACTTCATTATCAGCATTCACCGAAAGGACACTTTCATTGCCTAATTTGGCTAGTTCTCTGGCTCTTGTCATTACTAGATATACTTTCTAGTTATTTATTCAATAAATATGCTTTAATAAAAACTTGTGGGTGGAAGGAAGCCTTTGAACATTTATCTCCAAATCCTTCAGATATTTCTCAAACTCCTTCTTGTTCTTCTTATAAGCCTCGTTAGGTCTTCTCACAACAAATGCTTTTGAAAAACAAGAATAATTCATACCAGCAGCAATGAACAAAGTAGCCGGATTAAAATTATTAGGTTCATAATAAGTTCTTGAATCAACACTGGCCTGTAAAAAGGGAAGATTATCGTAAGTAATATCCTCAGTAACATATTTCCAATAATCACTCTCACTTCTACTAGAAAGATAATAATGGAGTTCTACAAGTGATCTAAATCCATCAATGTTCTTAGGAATATCATAATTAAATAAATCTCTATCTATTTGTGTATAATTCATATCTCTTTTAGAGAGACACTCTATAACTCTAAAAAGATTCATGAGTGTTGTTGCAATTCCCGTTGACTCCAAGGGTTCTACAAATCCATAGGATAATCCTACTGCTACTACATTCTTTACCCATCCTCTTTTATACCTCCCAGTCTTAAACTCTACAATATCATAGTCCACTTCTCCCACATGATCAAAGAATTCTTTTTCAATCTCTTCTTCAGTAGCAAACTTATTTGTATGAACATATCCTACAGACATCTTATCCCATAAAGGTATTTCCCAACACCATCCATTCTTCAAAGCAACACAATTAGTATAATTCTTTAATTCTTTTTCTTTATTTTTGTATGGAATCTGTGCTCTTAACACCTTATTATTAATTAAAGTATCGCCATAAGAAACATACTCTTCTCCCATTACCTCACCAAGAAGTAAGGATCTAAACCCACTACAATCTATAAACAAATCTGCTTCATATGTACCCTTCTCACACACCAAAGACTCAATAGAACCATCCTCCTTCAAAGTTGCACTCTTAAAAGTATCCTCTATGACTTCCACTCCCCCTTCTTCAGAATAAGACTTTAGAAGTTCTCCAAATAAGTGAGAGTCAAAATGATATGCAGTATTAGTTTCTAAATCATAATTACCATCATCAGTTAACTTATTCTTCTCTGCTAACATGGTAGAAGAAACAAAATAAGTCGATGCTCTCTCAGGAGTATAGGTGTCAGGAAAAACTTCCTTATTAACAAACCATTGGTTCACCCCATCAAAAGTATTCTGCTCTGGATGAACTCTTCCAAAAGGATAATGAAAATGAGTACCTTTTTTATAAAAATCTTCAAATCTAATAGAAGTCTTATAGGTAGCATTACACTCTTTCATCCAATCCATATCTTCCAATCCCAAATAACCTAACAATTCATTAATACTAATGATTGTAGATTCTCCTACCCCAATGCTCCCAATACTCTCACTATAAACTACCCTAATATCAATATCTAATCCACAACGCTCACTACAACGTGCCAAAGCAGCTGCCATAGCAAATCCAGATGTTCCACCACCTAAAATACAAATACTCTTAACTTTCATTTAATGTTTGGTGAATGGGTAATGTTGGTAATAAATCAAATGATATAACCGTTCTTGGTTTCCTTACATCCACAGGGTGAACATAATGATGAGTAAAAGAAGGTGCAATAAAAAGACTTCCTTCCTTCACACTAGGAAATGAAAGGTAAGTTGTATCATTCCTCGGATCTTGCCACGGTGCCATAAAACATGCTGGTCTATGGAGTTGTGGATCGAACTCCACATATAAAATACCAGAAAATCCCCATCCTCTATGATTATGAATAGTTTGATGATCTCCTTTATGATATCTAACACACCATGCATCCGTCATACTACATGTAGCATCTGCTTCTTTACAAAATTCATCAAGTTGAGGTCTTAAAAACTCTGTAAGATAATTAACATAAGTCTTGCCAGAAGTCTGCCTATCAGTTTCAAAAGTCTGAAGGGGAGTTCTAATAAACTTCTGCTTGCTGATGCGATTAAGCAAACCTTTCTTTTTAAACTCCCAGTCATCGACCTCATACTGAAAAGAAGGGTATTCAAAAAGGGGTGCCTTCATCTAGCCGCATCCCAAGCACAGTGAGCTCTTATACCATCTTGTAAAACATAATGGAAAAAGATTTGATGATAATAATACTCTGGTCCTTCCTTTTTTTTACCAAAAAACTTATTAACCTTTGGACCTTCTAAAGGATCACGCCAATGAGGTCTCTCACATCCCTTATACAACATCGCATCACCAGGATTTAATACACAAGAGCGTTCTTCACCAGGGACTAGAATAGCAGTTTTTGTCTCATCAGTGTAAACATCAGGTGTCTTAATCTTAATAGGCCAATCTTTTTCTGGTTGGGGAAGATTAGTACTAATATGCATTGTACAAGAAATCTCACATGCACCTCTATCTGCATGTTTAGCTAGTTCTTGTCCTTCAAAATAATATCTATCATAATAATAAGTATTATAAAGTTTCCTACCGATAATACTTTCTAATTTCAGACGAACACCAGTATGAATATCTCTATATTGAGGATGATAATAACGGGAAACACAGCCTTCTACTTGGGTCTCAAGTTCAACATGAGTGAAATGATCAGGATCTCTATCCCAATAGTTTAACTGTCCTCTTATATTAGGAACAGGATGATAAAGTTCTTCAGGATCCCATAAATTTCTTACTACAAAGTATCCATCCTTATCAAAATCTTCATTTCTTGTCCATGAAGTTCCAGTGTTAAGACGCTCCTGTACAAGGATATCGTGTTCGGTCATCTGTTCTGCCATGATTTACCTCCTATTTCCAACGAGGTCCAACCGTCCATCCCACAAGAGACTTCCGAACACCTTTTGTTACCTTTTGAACTCTATGTGGAGTTCGAGAATCAAATAACATTATAGACCCTTTCTGTCGAGGTGCAATATAACTCTTACCTCCTTCATCCATCAATTGAATATTCCCACCCTCATAATCATCGGGATCAGATAATTGCATGGCAAAAGACAATTTCCTTACCATCTCCACCTTCTCATTAAGGAAATCTTGTCCGCGTCCTTCTGTTCGATTACCTACCGCTACTGGTTTATACTGTCCTGCAAGTCCTGCATCATTATGCCAGGTATAAAACTGCCCTTCCGTGTACCTAGTATATTGCATACTTTCACCATCAATACACCGCAAATCATACAAGAAGTTCTCTCTATTGGCTCTTTGGATATAATGCCAAATAAATCCACCTACCCAATGATTAGTAGGAACCCAGGCATTCATTGAATTTCTCTTATCTTTGTTCAAAGAATCTCCATGTAACCTGGAGTCTCCCATCTGGGGATCAAAATTTTCCGTTAAATCTTCTTCTATCAGATCTACCACCTTCTCAGGGAGATCCGTAAAATACCATATACTCTGATATGCCATAAACCTATGATGTATTCAGTTTATTATATAGGGAAGAATGTCAAATGTCAATTAGTTCGGTATCGAACAATAACAATACCAGATCCACCAGATGCACCCGCATATCCTACGTTAGGGGCAGGAGGTACATTACCACCGCCACCACCGCCACCACCGGTGTTTGCAGATCCGGCTTGACCAGCAGCACCAGGTCCACCATCTCCACCACCACCTTGGCCGCCTTCGCCGCCAACGTTTGTAGGTGGGTTTTTATTGGTTCCACCACCACCGCCACCAGCATAGTAAGTAGCACTATTATCCCAAATTGCTATTGGAGAACCATCTCCACCAGGACCACCTTCACTACCGCCACCACCATGTTGAGGTTCTCCTGCTTCACCAGCACCGCCGCCACCGCCGCCGCCACGGCCACCACCGCCGCCAGCACCATCATTTCCTTGAGGAGGACTTACAGGAGGATCATTTCCTTCAGAAATTCCTGCTCCAGTAGGTGGTCCACTATTACCATGTCCACCACCAGAACCACCAGGATTACCTACTTTCTGATATCCACCACCGCCACCGCCACCAGCAGACGTTATAGTACTAAAGGTAGAAGATCCGCCATCACTAGCATTAGGAGATCCAGTAGGAGGATCATGTGGAGGTTTGGGTCCCGTCGCACCCCCACCACCTCCAGAACCAACAGTTACGGGATAAGATCCAGGAGAAGCTGATACTGGAAAACCAGTAGAAGTTGGCTCAGTTAATGGATGACCATCTACATTAGTTCTAAAACCGCCAGCACCACCACCACCGCCAGAACCATCCCAAGGAGTTCCACCAGCACCACCGCCGCCCCCACCGACGACAAGATATTCTACTAATCCTGTGCCAGTTACCTCACTTACACTAAAAGTTCCTGGACCAGTAAATTTATGGGCAGTCCATGCAACTCCAGCAGGGTCTGTATATGGGTTTGTAGTTCCACCAGTTGCAGATATTCCTGAATTTAAATCTTCTGCACCACCTCTGAATAAACTAGTAGCACCTCCACCAAATCCAGTATATCCTACTATAGGCATCTGTTTAATAAATGGCCCCAAAAACATAACAAAAACCTCCTTACGAACCCTTGACTTGATTGGCAATCATATCGTATGTGCCATTTCCAGTCTTAACAATATTAAATGCATAACTATCAACACCACTTCCTCCACCGTCAGTTGGAGCACTACCTCCAGTCCAGTATGTTGTTACTCCTGCCGATGCTTCTACACCATCAACTCTAACTTGTTCAATAAAATTACTAGTGCTATTCACTGCAGTCATAATAGTAACACTTATCATATCTCCAATTGCGAGGTCAGTATTAATTCCAGTACCTGAAACAACATTCATTTTAACATTAGCAGCACCTAGGTTAGTTGTAAACCAGTGAACCATTCCATTATCTAAATTAAGTGCAGTAGCAGCATTAGCAGCAGCACTTGTATTTCTATTAACATTCTCTCGCAGAAGACCATTTTGTAATTTTAATGCTCCATAAACACTAGCACCTGAGCTAACTGTCTCTATTATTTTAGAGTTATCATAGTATAACGTTGCTGCTCCATCATTTGCAAAAGTAGCATAAGTTTCATCCTCATCCTTATTCATGATTCGGACATCATCACCAGCAATCCTTAGTTGGCCGGTTGTATTATTAATTACCGAATTAGTAGCATTATGCTGTATTGTAAAATCAGAGGCAATACCTAATTGTATTTTCTTATTATCCCCTAAATGAATAAAGTCTGATGATAAAGTTAAACCAGCCCCAATAGTTACAATACCAGCGGTTACTTTTAAATTACCAGCACTTAAATTAACACCGCCTGAAATATCAGCAGAACTATTAGCATCAATAGCAGCAGTAAATGTCGATACACCAGCAGTTACAATTAGACCACCAGTAGTAGCTCTAAATCCTTTTCCTGCAGTTATAATACCAACAGAATCTACATTGGTTACATCATCATAAGTAATGGTTCCACCAACAGAAATATTACCAGCAAAAGTAGCAACACCAGAAACATTCATAGTACCAAAAACTGAATGTAATTGGGTACTAATACCAGGAACAGCAGCAGTTGATAGTCCACTTAAAGTAGAACCATCACCATAAAAAGCATCAGCAGTAACAATACCACTAGATACCACATCAGTAAGACTACTAATTCCCGTGACAGTTAACTTACCATTAAGATCCAAATCTCCTGTTATTTGATCAACGGTTTGCCCCAAATTAAATGCTTTATACGCAACTAATTCAAGAACATCTCCACTCACTGCATATGAAGAAAGACCAACTGTACTTCCATTACCGGCTTCATAATCTCTTGCTTCAAGTAATTTAACACCATTAAGGAATACATCCATATATCCCGGTGTATATCCCGAAGCAAATGTAAAATCTGTCTGAACTCCTGTTGGCTCAAAAACTTCTCTAGCAACAGTTATAGCTGCGTCACCTGGACTTCTTCCAATATAACCTTGACCATGTACTGCCATTTAGCTAACCCCCTTAAGGATACTCAGAGCAACATCAACTCCATTTGCAGTATCGCAATACACTCTGAGAGAATCAGTATTTTCTAACAATGTCTTACCAGCATCACTAATAACAAAAGAACTTCCAGTTGGAACAGGAATCTTTTGTCCTATACCTGCTACTGTATTTGAAGAACTATCATGAACTTCAATCCAAATATTCACTGCACTATCAGTGTTATTAGCAAATGTACCACCAATCAAAATACTTTTATCGGAAGCAGTATATGCACTTGTTAATCCTAGGAATGAAAAAGCACCTGTCCCTGATATCGCAGCAGTATTAATTGAATCCCTATCAATATAAACCTTACTAACATCAACTCTATCAACCCTCGTTCCTTGAAGAGTATGAGTACTGTCAACAATATATCCCGAAGAAATTCCAACTGTTGAAATACCACTAATGATATTGGTTTTAATTCCAACGGAACCTGCGGTGTTCGTAGTTACGATCCCTACTGCTCTTGATAATGAATTGGTAAACGATTCTGCCATTGTTCTTTAAGTATTAAGGTTATTTATTAACCGCCAAGAGCGATTACCATTCCAAGTGAAGCACCTGGAGTAACTGTTGCGGTTGCCACACCTGATGATGGAGCTGTGACCGTCCATGCTGTTCCATTACTGGATGCAAAGTTAATAAAGGTAGTACCAGATCCAATATAAGTTCCTTCGGAAGCAACACCAATTGCACCACCACTGGCAGCAACTACACCAGTTAAATTAGAACCATCTCCATAGAAGGCATCCGCAGTAACAATACCACTTGATACCACATCGGTCATACTGGTGAGACCACTAAGAGTGGAAGCTCCACTTACACTTACAGTGGTTGCATGGAAATATGCAATCGTACCAAGACCAGTAATATTAATCTCACGACCAGAAACTTGATCGTAAGTAATATCATCCTTGACGTAGAGATCTCCACCAACATACAAATCTCCACCAGTAGTAGTAATACCACCAGCAGAGGCAAGAGTTGTGACACCTACAACCGATAATCCATACCCAATGT